GTGTACGCCGTTGTCAAATTAACAAAGGTAGGTTGAGTCATGACAGTTGGAATTGTTCCCGGCAATGGTGGAATGAATTTATTAGATTCTCAAACCTTTACATCTAGTACTACGTATACGGTTCCTTCTGGCGCCAAATCTTTAATTGTTGAGGGAATTGGTGCAGGAGGCGGAGGAGGCGCAGGAGGGCGTTTTAATGATTCTGCTTATAGGAATGCCTCAGGCGGCGGCGGTGGACCATGGGAACGAACTTTTTTGGATGTTAGTGAAATTGGTGGCGCTGGCAGTTCAGTTACAGTAACAATTGCTGCTGGTGGTACGGGCGGAACCGGCGTGTCAACTATTCCTACAAGTGGAGGCAATGGCACGGCTGCCGGTTTGTCTCGTTTTGGCCCTGTATATTTTTTGGGAGGACGAGGAGGTGAGGGCGCCAACGTCAGTACCTATAACTTTAGTGCTGGTTATGCGCCCTTTATGTTTGGAGGTGATGCTAGTGAAGTTGTCCCTAGATTATTTGGTTCTAGTGCTGATGGGAGCGCAGGCAGGCAAGGTTTTCGTGGTGGTGGAGGTGGTGGTGCCGGTGGTTATGATGATGGTACTACCTCTTTTGCTGGTTCCGCGGGTGGTTCCAGTGTTGCCAATCCAGATATGAATACCTCAGGCGTATATAAATGGTTTGTTCCTGCTGGTGGTGGTGGTGCTGGTGGTGCCGTTGGAAATAATGGTACTGCTGGAACTTCAGGAGCAGGAGGCGGCGGAGGAGGAGCAAGAAGAACTACTGGAAATGCAGGAGCAGGAGGAAATGGTGGCTCTCCAGGAGGGGGAGGGGGAGGCGGAGGAGTACTATGGTCTGTAACCGGTACTTCTGGAGCAGGTGGAACTGGCGGAAACGCACAAATTAAGATTTGGGTGTACGGATGAGATACTTAGAAGTAACAAAAATTGACCACAAAGTTGTTAACTGTATTGTTTGGGATGGAGTTTCTCCATATGAAACATTTACAGATTTATATCTTTTAAAAGAAGAAGAAGCACCTGGCGTCACTATTGGTTGGCAAAAAATTGATGACCAGTGGGTTGCGCCAATAGTAATAGTTGAACCTACTCAGTCGGTTACTCCACTAGAAGTAGTTGAACCTATTGAATCAGTTGCTACACCAGAAGTAATTAACGCAGACGAATAAACGTGACAAAACTTTCGTGGGCGTTTACAGCGTTTTTTGCTGGTTATATCTTGGGTGTAGCATCGCCTATTGTTTATGTCATGTGGGATGCATTAAAAATTATAAGCGGAGGAAATAGAAATGGCAACACTCAACGAACTTTTAGATGAGTACAATTTTCGTAAGTGTCGTGGCCCCGATAACGCTACAACCGACGAACTCATTGAAGCCTTTGTATTCTTTTGCTCTAACTATGCTTTTATTAAGCATCCATCAAGAGGTCGTATTCAGTTAGATTTACGAGACTCGCAAAAAGAAGCAGTACGCTACTGGATTGATAAGCGTTACACCATTGTGTTGAAATCGCGACAGATTGGTTTCTCCACCCTTGCTGCAGCATTTGCTTTTTGGACAACGTTCTTTTGGCCTGACCGTTTCGTAGTCATGTTGTCAAAAACTGAACGTGAAGCCAGTAAATTGTTATCTAAAACAAAATATATTTACAAATTTTTGCCAGAATTTCTAAAAAGACGTGGACCTGAACTTATTCAGAACAACGTACTCAAGATGGTATTTGACAACGAAAGCCTCATTGAGTCGTTACCAAGTGCTAACGACCCTGCTCGTGGTGAGTCTGTTTACTTAGTCATCATTGACGAAATGGCATTCTTGCCTAACCCCGAAGAAGCGTGGGCGTCCATTGAACCTATTGCCGACGTAGGTGGTCGTGTTATCTGTCTGTCTACCGCCAAGGGTGAAGGCAATATCTTTTACAACCTGTGGATGGGCAGTCAAACAGGAACAAACAGGTTCACCGGCATTTTTTTCCCGTGGTCCTCTAATGCTGAACGAGGTCAAGATTGGTACGATGCGCAGGCAAAAGAGTTACCCGACTGGCAGTTGCATCAAGAATATCCTTCCAATCCAGAAGAAGCCTTCATTCGCTCGGGACGTCCGGTTTTTGACATTGATGCGTTGAATAATCAAACAATTGATAAACCACGCAAGGGATACAATAAGAAACTTACCCTAGACAGCAACTCCTTTATTTTTGAATCATCGGGTGGCCCGTTATCAATATGGGCTTTGCCACAATTTGGCACTGCGTATGCCGTTGGTGCAGACGTTGCAGAAGGATTAGCACGAGGTGACTATTCTAGTGCCCACGTCATTGATGCCAAATCAGGATTAATGGTCGCTCACTGGCACGGGCACGTTGACCCAGATAAATTTGGCGAAGAAGTATTATTTGCTCTAGGTTCTTTCTACAACGATGCTCTTATCGGCGTTGAATCAAACAACCACGGGTTAACAACACTAACAGCCCTGCATAAGAGCAATTATCCACATCTTTACCGTCAACGGCGACTCAACCAACGAAACGCTGAAGCCTCAGAAGTATTGGGTTGGCGAACCACTAGCCTGTCCAAGCCATTGGCTCTAGACGAACTCAATGCGGCGGTACGTGACGGTCAGTTGCAAATACGTTGCGAATACACCATTGCGGAACTCAAGACATTTGTTCGTGACGACAACGGGTCTACTCATGGCTCACCCCACGACGACCGCGTAATGTCATTAGCCATTGCTAACCAGATGCTTAAGTATGTGTGGTTGCCTGAATACAGAAAGTCCGTTGAGAAGCCGTTTGGCACTATTGATTACTTTGCTTCTAAAATCAGAAGACCCAAACCCGAAAAATTTGTCATCGGACAACATAATGCGTACTAGATTGTTCAATGAAATGGATATAATATAGGAGGATGAACGTGAATTGTGACTGTGGAAACGTCTTAACGACAGAAAATGACCTTAAACGCGGTTATTGTTTTGGTTGTCACGTCAAATCTATCCGATTGGGCTTCAAACATGGCAAAGAAAACTTTCATGGGCCGACTATCCGAGAACAACAACGATTTTACGAAGACTCACAAAAATTCAAAGACGGCAAAATTACTAAAGTCCCTGATAGGGCTGAGTTAATTTAACTTATGGAAGCGTTCTGGGCCACAATTATATCTGCCTTCATTTTGGGGCCCTTGGTTGTTGTATTCCAACGATTCCGAAAAGAAAACACAGAACAACACGCAGAGTCACGAGATTTATTGCAGCAAGTAATTAAGACGGTCAACAAAGTAGACGACAGGCTAGAAGGCCATATTGATTGGCATCTCACCAAAGAAATCACTGAAAAGGAATGAAATGAAATACACTCCTATGACGTCAACGACAAAACCAAAATATGTAACACCAAAACCAAAGCCAAAAGCAAAATCAAAACCGAAAGCAGGAAAATAAATGAATTACGACATGAATTCAGCAAAGAAGACTCCCAGTAAGCCCGGCAACGGAAAAAAGATGCCAGTGGCTCCCGCAAAGGGTAAGGCTATGCCAATGCCCAAAAAGCCCGGCACCGCCAAGGGAAAATGACCAATGCCGATTGACAAATACTCAGACAAACAAAAGAAACTTGCTGCGGTAGCAGAGCCACGTAAGAAAATTACTGGCGCAGACTTTAAGGCACTTAAGAAGAAAAAGGGCAAGTGATGAAGGACAAAAAAGTTTGGGAAACAAAAAATCCCAAAAAGAAATCTACGCCACTTACCTCAGCCCAAAAGACTGCCGCAAAATCCGCTGCTAAAAAGGCTGGGCGTCCATACCCAAATCTCATTGACAACATGAACGCAGCAAAGAGCAAATAGTGGCATCTGAAGCATGGCAGCGTGCCGAGGGCAAGAACAAAAAGGGTGGTCTCAACGAGAAAGGACGCAAGTCCTACGAAGCGGCCAATCCTGGAAGTGACTTGAAAGCACCAGTTAAATCTGGCGACAATCCTCGCCGTGCTTCATTCCTAGCCCGTATGGGCAATATGCCTGGTCCTGAGCGTGACAAGGATGGAGAACCAACACGGTTGCTTTTATCTTTGTACGCTTGGGGTGCAAGGTCTAAGGCTGATGCTCGCGCAAAAGCAAAAGCAATTTCTGAACGCAATAAGAAAAAGGACAAGTAATGGAAAACATGGATTACGGCAATAGTGCAATGGGTAAAGCATTGACCATTACGATAAGCATGGGTCAAGAAGGCAACGGCGAAGAACATCAACTGGTTACGAATCCAGGAATTAAAATGGCGCACGCAGAATCAATGTTCGTTGAGGCAATGCACGAAATTGTTGAGATGCACGGCAAACTTGCTGATGATGACGGCAATGGAATCTATGTTGGTTACAAACAACCATCAGAAAACAAAGAAAAAGCCGCTCGTGGCATTATGTGTGGCAACTGCGCATTTTATTGCCCTATGGAAAAGAATTGCCACATCATTACAATTAAGGTCAAGCCTGGCGGTTTATGTCGGCTGGCAGCGATAGGCCAAGGCCTTGTTAAAGAGGAGAAGTAATGAGTCGTAAATCAAATGCCGATATTCTTGCAAGTTATCGCAAGCGCATTGATTATTCACAAAAATGGGTTGAAGACAATAACTATCATCAACTTTGGAATCGCTTAATCAATCTGTATCGCGGAAAACAATACAAGGGTTCAGCCGAATATGACAGAATGCTTGTAAATATTTGTTTTGCAACCATCAACGTTCTTTATCCGTCTGTCTCCATTGGACGACCAAAAATTGTTGTTACCCCAAGAACTGCCGATGACGCCGATAAGGCAATTATTACCGAAGCAGTTATCAACTACTGGTGGGAACACTACGACTGTCAAGAAGAATTCCAACTTGCCGTACGTGACTTTCTTATTCTTGGTCACGGTTGGGTTAAGTCTGGTTATCGTTTTGTTGAAGAAACAGTACGAGTTGAATCAACTGCTGACGAAATGGCATCAGACGAAGAAGCCAATACTGTTGAAGCAGAAACAATAATTAGAGAAGACCGACCATTTATTGAGCGAGTTGACCCTTTTATGATGTTGGTTGATGCCGATTCAACGTCTATGAAAGACATGAAGTGGATTGCTCAATGTATCCGTCGTCCATTAAACGATATCAAAAATGACAAGCGTTATGATTACAGCGCGCGTCAAGAAGTAACGGCAAGTAGTTATAGTAAATACACCAACAACGGCAATACCATGAAAAACGGGAGCCCGAATCCCGATGATGCCTATGGAATGGTTTACGAATACTACGACATCAATACCAATACGATGTCAGTATTTGCTGATAGCGGAGACAAGTTTTTAATTAAGCCAATGCAAATCCCATATGCGTTTGGTCAGCCTTTTACAATGCTGCGCAACTACGACATCCCCAACTACTTCTATCCAATGGGTGAACTAGAAGCCATTGAGCCGTTGCAGTACGAACTCAACGAAACTCGTACTCAGATGATGAATCACCGTAAGCGTTACAGTCGCAAGTACTTGTTTAAGGAAAACGCCTTTGATGACTTCGGTCGCCAAGCATTATCTTCTGATGAGGACAACGCCATGGTCCCCGTCAGGGGTGATGAGAACATTTCCAATGTTGTTCAAGCAATGCCTGCTTTGATTAACCCACCCGACTTCTATAATCAGTCTGAGTTAATTATTAGCGATATTGACCGAGTGTCGGGTATTTCTGATTACCAACGTGGCGTTCTACCAGAAGTTCGTCGTACTGCGACAGAAGCCAGCATTGTTCAAGGCAACGTTGACTCTCGTGCGGCAGAAAAATTGACAATTATTGAACGTTCTATTGCAAGCGTTGCAAATCGTTTGATTAAATTGGCGCAACAATTTATGACCGAAGAACAAACCGTGCGCGTCTCTGACAAAAAAGGCGCTTTTGCTTGGGTGAACTTTGACCGAGATTACATTGATGGAGACTTTGACTTCATGGTTGAAGCAGGCTCAACCACCCCAATGAATGAATCTTTCCGTCGTCAGATGGCATTGCAGGTAGTTGACGCAATGGCTCCGTTTGCTCAAGCGGGAGTCGTTAGCCTAGAAAAGTTGGCTAGATATGTTCTGGAAGCAGGATTTGGAGTCAAGGACATTGAATCCTTTATTCAAAAGCCGGGAGCCGAGCAAGGAGCCCAACAGCAGGCAGAACAAGGAACAATGCCGTCCGGGATGAGCCCTGAAATGGCAGGCGCACCTATGGACACTGCGGGCTTACCACCCGAACTTGCAGGTTTGCCACCAGAAGTACTGCAACAAATGTTGGCTGAACAGGGTATGGCACCGCCAGGGGCAAGCCCACAAGGTGGAATCGCTCCAGGCGCACCAGGTGACCCAATGTCTATTCCGGGTGCCGAACAATTACCGCCGGAGGTTTTGGCAAGCATTCCACCAGAACTCCTGGATGCAATCGCACAACGAGGTGGCTTTACCGACGAGGTATTGAACATTTTGGCGCAACAAGGACTCATTTAGTTAAGTGAAATGGATATATCTATAGGAACAACCTACGAGGGAGAAGGATTCCATGGAAGATATGTCCATTGAAAATGCCAACGAAACTGAAGTAGACCAACCCCAAGACGAGTTTAGCGACTCTCAAGGACAAGTTGAGGATACAGGTGAAGAAGCATCAGAGCCTCAATGGAACGACGATGACCTCTTTAATTTTGAAGAACATGGCGAAAAACCTGTTCGTCTCAAGGTTGACGGAGAAGAAATTGTCGTTTCATTAAAAGAGGCTCTTGCTGGGTATCAGCGTCAAAGTGATTACACACGGAAAACGCAGGAACTCAGCGAGCAGAAGAAGTCAACCCAAATGGCAGAGGCATTGCAAAACGCATTAGCCAATGACCCGGCGGGAACGCTTCAATTACTGCAGCAACATTATGGTGTTCAGGAAGTCCAATCCGAAGAGGAAGACCTCTGGCAGGACCCCGTAATGAAGGAACTGAATGACCTAAAAAATTGGAAAAGTCAACTTGAATACGAGCGGACTTTAGGCCAAATTGAAAAGGAAATTCTGACCTTAGAAAGCAAGTACGGTGAAGAGTTTGACCGTGACGAAGTGATTGCCAAAGCACTTGCTATTGGTTCTAATGACTTGGAAGCAACTTTTAAAACAATTGCCTTTGATAAAGTTTTTGCAGAGAAACAAAAGGCCACAAAACAAGTTGCTCAAACCAAGACAAGGACCGATGCCAAGCGTGGAGCCCAAGCGGTATCTGGTGGAACGTCGTCACAAGGAACTGGAACCGCACCTGCAACAGCACCCAAATCCGTACTTGAGGCCTGGCGAAACGCTGAAAAGCAACTAGGTCTCTAACCAACTTTTCCTGAGGAGGAAAACAAAATGCCAGGCAACGCTAATTTTGATACACTTCTATCAACAACCCTACTCAACTACCGTCCAACTCTTGTTGACAACATTTTCACGGCTCGCGTCCTTTTGGACCACCTTAACTCAGCCGGTCGTGTTGTTGTTGAGACCGGCGGTACTCAAATCATTGAGCCTTTGGTCTACGCTCAGAACGGCACTGTCGGCTCATACGCTGGCTACGACGCCATTGACTTGACCCCACAAGAAGGCATCACTGCCGCCGAATACGACTTCAAGCAGATGGCGGCATCTATTGCCATCAGCGGTATTGAAGAAGCCAAGAACCGTGGACCGGAAGCAATTATCAAGTTGCTCCAGGCCAAGATTATGCAGGCTGAAGAGTCAATCAAGGAAAACTTGAACGACATGCTTTTCGGAGATGGCACTGGCAATGGCGGCAAAGACTTCAACGGTCTTGCCAACATCATTGATGCAACCGGAACTGTTTGAAACATCAATGCCAGCGGCAACTCGTGGTGGGCTTCGTATGAGGAAAATACCTCTACTGCCTTGACGACTGCTCAAATGGCTACTGCATACAACACCGCATCACGTGGCAACGACCATCCCGACCTCATCTTGACGACTCAGACTTTGTTTGAAAAGTACGAATCGTTGTTGACGCCGCAGGTTCGCTACCAGGACACCACTAAGGCTAACTTGGGCTTCCAGAACTTGATGTTCAAGCAGACTCCTGTGGTGTATGACGTATCGGCACCTTCCGGCAACATGTTCTTCATGAACTCCAAGTATCTCAAGTTGGTTGGCATGGCTGACCATTGGTTTGAGACCACCGAGTTCCAGAAGGGCACCGTTGCAGGCGTTGACGCTCGTTACGCCCTCATCCTGTCTTTTGGTAACCTAACCTGCAGCAACCGTGCTCGTCAGGCAAAACTTACCGCCAAGACCGCCTGATTCAAACTAGGCATCCGGTTTCACCGGCACCCGCTGTTACTCCTTCGCCAGCGGGTGTCGGTGATTCCTATTTATTGGACTTGTTCAATGAAATGGACATATATATGAGAGCATTCGCTCTTCCAAAACATTTTTGGTTATCTGCCCGCAGGGGCAAGGAGAATGAAACAAAATGGTAACGAATAACAGATTTACGGTTGAACGCACAAATACCTTAATTTCAGATGTGACCTTAGGCGTGTCATACGCTGCTCTTGACGATGGAGACTTTGGTTTCTACGGCAAGGCAGGCCAGACCTATGAGTTTGACGCAAAGGTCGTCTATTCAGCAGTAGCCGCAACTGATGGAGCAGCCTTTTCAATTACTGCACCCGCAACCCCAACGGCTATTCACTTCATTTCGGAATACAACACCGATGCAACCACGGTCGTTCGTACGGCTTGTGTTGCTATTGACACCCCCGACCATGGTTCGGCTTCAGTTATTTCCACAACTGGTTTTAACACGGCTCATGTCTATGGTGTCATTACTCCATCGGCAGACGGTTTTGTTGGTATTAGCGGTATTGCAGAAAATGCATCCACGATTGTTGCAAAGGCTACTCTTTCAACTCTTTCGTGGAAGCGCGTTGACTTCCCGTCAGCACCATAAAAATCAATAACCCGACAAGGATGTGGGTCGGGGAGTTTAGGCTCCTCGGCCCATTTCTTTATCTAAAGAAGGAAAAAAATGAGACAAGGTTAAAATAATCAAATGCCTGCTGGTTGCGAACCGGCAGACTCTCGTGGTGATTCAATTCGTACATCTATGCCAGTGGGCAATCAAGAAGGAACTTCACGAGCAC